TGATTGATATCAGACATTTCTCTTTTAATATCAGCAGTTTCAGAAAATATAGTCTTCCAACGCTCTTCACATTTTACTTCATGTGCGTGCAAGTTTGCAGCTACATCTGCGGTTGTTGGTCTTGATTTGGCGTTCATTTAAGAATTATATACTAAAAAAACTAATCTTTTCTAGTATCTTTTTTACCGTCAGATCTAGCTATACGATTTACATCAGGTGGTAGATTCATGGCCGCTCTAACCATAGCGTCAATACGAATCATATCGTTATCCATTTGGCGGATACGATCTATTAGAGCCACTATCATGGCATGTTGCGTATCAAGTTTTTTGTGGATGTCTGCTATAAGAGATTTAAAAAGAGTCCAAACTAAATAACCTAAACCAACTGCTCCTGCTGCTGGTATTCCTATGGTTTCAATAGCTTTGACAATCTCATTCAACGCTTAAATTTAGATGTAACTTTATTCCAAATCTCAGGTTTGAATCTTTTTACAGACCAAGCTAAAACTACTACTACTATTGCTAATGGTATTAATATATCCATAATTTACTCCTATGAAGATTCGTCAGGTGAAGGTGGGAACTCAGGTAACGGTCTAACTGGTGGCGTTGCATCGTTATACACATACAAAGCCTGTAGCTGAGGAACCGTTGTACAAGCGTTAATCATCGTTACTTGGCTTTGGCAAGTAGTCCTTATTGACTCCCTCCAGTTATCCCAGTCAGTAGGTATAGCTACGCCATTTTCAGACTTACGCACCACATACCAATCACTAGGTTGTAATAAGCCATAAGCTTGATTTTGTTGAGTTGTAATAGCGTTTGATTTTAAGCCTGGGCTTGTTGTTGTTTCACCAGTAGCAGGATCGGTTGTTGTTGTGTCATTTAAAGGTTTAGGCGTTGCTGTTCCGTAAGCTCCTACGACTGTTTTTGTATACGTTATACCGCTTACACTTACGCTATCGTAATAAGTAAAAGTTTCGTCTGTATTGATATAGTAAGCAGGGTCTTGGTAATTGCTTGTATCCTCAAAAACTGGGTAAACTCCTATCGTTGCTAATTCAGCATTTGACCAAGAAGACATTACATTTTGCGGATAATTTACATCCCCATAAGTAATGGCTGTTGGTCTTGTATAAACCTTGGTTACGTTATCGCTTGTATCTACTGATGCCCACATAATTTTATTTTACCTCAAATTAATTATTTTACCTAGCTGTTGTTGGTATACCTGTTGATGTTACAAATGGATTTTCCGCAAATGCAAGAAATATAAAATCTCCACTACTATTTGAAGAAGAACTTGTGCTTCTTAATTTAAATCCATTACTTAAAATTTCAAGATGGTCAGCACCAGCATCTTGGTTATCTGTAGCATTTAATCGTATTCTGTTTGTTGCACCATTTACCCCTCTTCTAAAATCCCAACATCTCCAATCTCCTGCAGAACTTGTTTTTTTAATAAGTATCCAAGCAGGTCTAAATCCACAATAAACAAATGGACCATTTGCATTATTGTTTCCTGGATAAGTTCCAATTCTACTAAAACCTTGTACCTCTGCAAAAACATAAGCTATATATTCTGTATTATTTGTATTTGTTGGAGTATAACCACCTGCACCACCTACTGAGTAAACTGAAGATGTTGGAGTTGTATCATCCCAATCATTAAAAGTTGATGCTGCATCATTTTGGGGCATTTGTAAATATTTAGTATTACCAATTGCTTCGTGATAACAACGCCAAGTTGGTACATTGGATGTTCCATCTCTATCTTTAGAGATAATCATTTTGGGAACAGCACCCAAGCCATGCCCTACTGTTTTTCCTGTTTGTGTTCCATTACCTGTATAAAATACAATGCTAAATCCTGCACTAGGATTTGCTTGTACTGTTGCAGTAATATTACCATCTGTATTACTAGAAGTTGTGCCACCATTAGCTTTCCATTGCCATGCTACAAATTCTTTAGCATTTGCATTGCAAGTATCACCATTAGTTCCACCTGCTGCTGCTGTAAAACCATCTGTCAAAGCTGCAGATACATAACCATAAGTTGCATTTGGAGTATTTACACCACCACTTGAATCAGTGGCTAGTTGTCCTCCTGCACTTGGTGAATTAGGAGCATCAAAACCCATTGTTGAATTAGCTAATACATGGTTGGTACCATCGTCTGTTAAATTTTTAGTCCATATTAAGTCAGGTTTTAAATCGCTGTTACCATCATTTGTTAAGTTTCTAGGATGTGAACCATTACCTGTATAAGTAAAAACTTGAAAATGTGCTGATGGATCATCTATTGTTGTATAAGCCATAATTAATTATCCGTATTCTGCAAGATTTTTCGTGCAGCAAGAGTAAAAGCCTGATGGTGGTGCATATTCAAAAGTTCCGTAGCCATTGGCATCTGTCGCTGCACTTGAGATTGTATCTGCTGTATAACCACCAAAGTTAGATTTAAAGTCTTTATCCCCAATAGAAGCCAAAGCAAAATATTGTTCAGCATCAGTCATTGCAAAACCATTGGTATTATTGGCAGGGTCGCTACTATTTGTCCAACTTCCATTTACAGCAAAATGAACTTTATTGTTATCACAATCCATAGCAACGCTTATCACATCTCCTGCTGAAGTTGTAACACCTGAACTTGTATAAGTTCCTTCGTAGTAAATAGCATCATTGCCAGTAGTTCCTGATGAGTAGTATCCTGCTCCCGCTTTTTTATTAGATAATGAACCTAAGTAAAAATCACCATTAAGGCTTTCATCAATATAATCAGCATCTACATTTCCATTCATCAAATAATTACCACTTTCTAAAACTTCAAATTCGGCGTACCACTTACCCTTTCCTAACCTTATATTATTATTTACAGAACTGAAACCGCCTGAAAAATTATTCTCTACTACAGTTCCGCCATCTTTAATAAGTGTAGTGCCTTGATTGTATCTTCTTATTGTGTTCCAAGTAGTAAAATTATTAGTAGGTGTGTCAGTTGATTGGTCGGCTGCTGTGATGTTAGCTAAACTATTGGCATCATGCCCCTCACCACTTGAGTCTTTTCCCATGTTTGAAGAATCGTCAAACTTATAGTAAAACCCTTGAGTTCCATAATTGCCACCTGTATATTCTTTAGGAATCCAAATACCACTATCAGAATCAGTTTCACCAAAATTTGATGGTTCTGCAACTGTTCCGTTTAGATAATGAACTTCTGCCATATAGCCATTAAATTCTCTACCACCAGCATACCATCTTCCAAGTTGTAGCCAGTTTGAACTTGTTCCTTGACCACCTAAGTTTAAATCAGTATTTTGTGTTGGATAGGATGCGTTACTGAAAGATGTAACCCTACTGCCATTTACATAAATTCTATTTCTATCTGCTTCTGTGGAGTCTGTTGTGTCCATAATCCATACTAAATGATACCAAGCTGCTGTGTCTCTAAAAACTTGAGTTGTTTCTAAATATGTTGAGCTTGTTGTGTAAAGTTGTAACGCTTCAGAGGTATTGAATCTCATGACTGTTTCGCCTGCACCAAAAATATACTCTGCTACAGAAGTGATAGCATTGGTTCTTTTAATCCAAGCACTAAATGTCATAGTTCTTTGGTTACCTGAAGCTTGGTTAGTAGTAACTATGGCTTCATCATTAGACGCTTCAAACTTACAAGAGTTATCAATCTCATACCCAGTAGATAGGCTTCCTCTATTTGCTGTACGCTGTAGCGTTTCCATATTAGGTTTGTGCTAGATTTTGAACTCTACCGATTTCTTGCCAAACTGATCCGTTGTATCTAAATGATAGAATGTCTGTTTTGTTGGCTGTAGCTGTAATCGTGGGAGCTGTGCTGGCAGCAAATTCAAAGACAGTATTCCAAGCGATTGTTCTGGCTGTACCGCCTTGTGCTATTTCTACAGAAATAATTGCACCTTCTACAGCATTACTGGGGGCCGAAAACGTGGTGTTCTCAGTTGTAACATGATATGCGTTTGCGGCAGCTCTTGCGTCCCAAGCTACTGCATTAGAGCTTGAGGTAATAGCTACTTGGCTAATATTAGCTGAAGTAGAAGCTGTAACTTTTTTAGGCATAGTAACAAACTGGTTTTCATCTATTGAAATACCAGGAGTTGTACCTACTGCTGAACCAAGACCTATAACCAAATCATCAGCACTATCATCAAGTCCTACATAGTAGTCTTGAGCATTACCGTCAAATACTATTTTAGTATCTTCGGCTGTTGCATCACCTATCGTTAGCGTTGGGCCATTTAAAGTTAAACTGTCGGAAAGTTGTAAATCGGTAAGCACATCTAAAACTGCTGCTCCCGCACCTGCTCCGTCTAATTGAACTATAGCCACCTTGCCAGCAGCAATAGTTACGTTAGCTCCTGAGCCTTGTGAAATAATAATATTTTGAGATCCACTCGTAGCGTTTTCAATTATTTGAACTCGCTTCATAGTATTTGGACCAATCGTAATCGTACAAGCTGAATCTAACGTGCCTGTATATTTAAGATACATGGCTCGACCAGCATCTGCTGATCCATCTGCGACTGTAGTTGTATGAGTATCTGCGTTGGTGGTAATAGCTTCAGTACCTATACCGAGAGCTTCACCAATTAATTCTAAGTTGGTATTTGTAGAAGTACCCCAAGTTCCGCTTTCGTCACCTGTAGCGATTTCTTTGAGTCTTAAATTATTTACATAAGTTGCCATTTCTTACCTCTGAGCATTTATTATGCCATTTTAAATTGCTTATTGTATATTAAATTATGCAGCTACGTCTGTCCAATTAGGCGTCTGGGATTCGTCAATATCTTGCCATTTAAATATATGGCCTAGTTCTCCTGTAGCTGATACGCCTGTAATAGAAATATTTGCTTTGGCTGCTACCGTTGGATTAACAAACGGATCAGATCCATTCATTTGAGCAACAAGATCATTAACATTAAATCTATTATCTGTAATGGTGCTAGCTGTTCCTATAGCACTTGTTCCTGCTACGCCTGTAACTGCAACATTAGCCTCACCATCTACATCTACTGATACTGAGCCAAGAGTTGATGTTAGTCCTGCAACTGATGCTACAGCTTGACCGTTTACTCCAGGCGCACCTAGAGCAGATGTGGCCGCTAGCCCACTTACGCTAATATTGTTAGTAGATACAGTTGTCGGGGTTCCAACCGCTGATACGCCAGCAAATCCATTAACTCCGATTTGACCGCCCGCTTCTACTGCAAGACCGCCATTAGTAGCTGTTGCTGATAGACCGCTAGGTAATACTTTTGCTTTAGCTACAACGGATACAGTACCTAAAGCAGATGTTGCCGCTGAAGGCGCTGAAAGGGTAACGGGAATGGGTTCGCCCCAGGTTAATTGCCCCCAGGTGCCTCGACCCCAACCGTTAATGATAGCCATTTAAGGCTAGGCGATTCTTATAATCGCTGTAGAAGCTGCTGCTGCTGGGAATACAATAGTGAAGTCTCCAGCGGTAGATGTTTTATCGCCACCAAAGTCAATTGTTGCTACTGATTTATTACTGTCAGAGCTGTTATAAATCATACACCCTCTAGCAGTAATAGTAGCGGTACTAAAAGTCAAATCACCAAAATCAGTAAAAGCTGTAGTACCAGAACTTGTAGGTGCAACTTTAGTTAAAGTTCCTCCACCTGAAGAATAGTTAGTACCAGATGCTTGACCTGTAGTGGTAAAAGAAGTTGTGGTAGCTCCTAAAGTAGCTGATGAAGTATACAAAGCTAATTTAAACGCATCTCCATTGGTAGCAAAATTATGATTGCCAAGAAGAAGCTCTTTTTTAAAGCTGGTTGTAAGTGTTGATGTAATTGCCATAATATTATAGTTTCCTAATTAAATCGGCAGCCTCTTTTAAGCCTGCTTTATCTAATTGATTATTAATTGTAATCCTATCAGATTTTATAGCATTTTGCATATATAGTTCAATAAGTTTTTCTATATTGTCTTTGTAGGTCTGAACCTGTTTTTTTATTTCTTCAGGCGCATCATCACTAACATGAATCATTTTTTCTATACAACGCTTTGCCCAAAACTCAGTAGAGTGTCCTCCTTCATCTGTTGTATGAACCTCTATTACTCCTAGCTCTGGACCAGCTTTATAACTCATTACCATTTGTTAGGCTCTCCTACTTTATTTTTTTTAAGGTGGCTGTCATTCCTGTCCATCAAAACAGGCTCTTGTTCTTGTTTGTATTGAACAACTTGACTTCTTTTTTTAGCAATCAATATTCCATTCTCATCTGTAATAACAACCAAAGGATCATCTAGCCTATGATAACCATAAAGCTTTTCATCTGCGGGAACTGCTGTGTCAAGCAAATAACTTGTATGCGCAACCTCAACTTGAATGCCTTGGTTCATAGCTTTGCTTAACCAAAACTCTACAGATGCTCTGCCTGATTCAGCAAAATGTAAATTACCTTTATAACTAAAATCAATTCCAAATAATTTTATTTTTGCAACTTTATTCCAAACAGCAAATGCTACTGCATAAGAAACTGTGTTGTTTAAATAATTACAACCACATGCACTTAATACTTCTTGAATAGGATATTCAACCAGGCCAGGACAACGATCATCTAACTCACATGTATAAACCGGGCCTTCGTGTTCTGTAAGAAGTTTAGACATACTATCAGTTTGTCCCCCGGCATCATCAGTATCTAAGAATCTAGACGCTGGATCCATCATAAATACTCTGTCATGAAATATAACTGATGCTACTGAATTGATAGCCCACACTTCATCAAAGTGTGCACCGTGTGATTTTGCTAAATTATAATCGAACCAACTACTGCCCATGCCGACAATAGCCACAGTTTTACCTTCAAGCTTCTTGATTGGTTTCATTTTCTCTCTCTCCTTTATGTAACCGTTGTTCTAAGCGAATCGTATCTGTATTCGTCTCTCCTTCCTCGTGCTTCAGCTTTGTTTTTCAGCCTAGCCATTTCTTGTTGAAATCTGTTTTCGTATAAACCCATCATATCAGCATCGCCTTTCATAAATATATAGGCTTCTACTAAGCAGCCATACAACAATCCATTTCTAGCATGATCAGACATCCAAGTTCCAGTTGTGTCTGTAACCAAAGAATTGGGTTTATATAAATAATGAAGTTCAGTTGTATAGTTTTGGTCTGGAACTGGAGCAATAATTAAACTTGTTTCTTCTGTTCCAGTATTTAAGTTTTTATCAAAGTCACCATAATACAAAGGAAGGCCTCTTGCTCCTGAGTCTGTTGGATCTGGTGCGTATTCTTGCATAAAACTGGGATGTTTTTTATCTAGATAATGATAGTCTCCATTGGCATCAATAACAGATAAAGAAAAAGATAATTCAAAATCATCTGGAGCTGTTAAAAATCTAGATCCAGCGCTCATGGATCCTTGTACGTTTCTTCTAAAATAATCAAACTGAACTAATTCAAATATTCTTTCTTCTGTATTTTTAATTATGTCATCAAGAGTATTAACAAAAGTAGTTTCACTATTTTGCACATAGTTTTGAATTAACGTTTTTAATTCTGATAATGTTAAAGGACTGCTCATATTAAGTATTTAATTGGCCACCCATGCCTGAGTGATTGCTACAGTAATAATAAAGCGTAGGTGCTCCTGATGCAACTTCTATCTGAGTATATGCTCCTGAACTTCCGGGAGTTCCGCTTGTTGTAACGCCTGTTGTATACTCAGATCCACCAGCATGAGTTCCATTTGAGGTTGTAGAAATTCTTAATGGGTGGTTGCTGTTTGTGCTGTCAGATTGATCAAATTTATATATTTGTCCTTCTGTTAAAGATAAAGTAGGAGTTCTAGCTCCATCTATATAAAAATAATTTGATCCCAAGTAATCTGCTACTGTAACAGTATAAGTTGTTGTAGATGGAGATGGGGTTGGGCTCGGAGTAGGACTTGGGCTTGGCGATACTGATCCATCTGTGCTGACAGTTATAGTTCCAATGTCTCCTGTTGATTGTGGAACCAAAAAGTTTGATCCTACAATATCTGAGCTCATGTAATGTTGTTCATAAATATTTGTATAGATAACAACTACATATCCTTCACCCACTTCTTTATCAGTGTTTGGTCTAGGCTCATATAAAGCCTCTGGATCCATTACATGAGGAAGCGGCTCTAGCTGAGGATGTTTAGGTTCCCAGCACTCTGGACAAGTCTTGAGACCATTCCATTCTTTTTTTAATTGATTGAGAGGATACTCAAAAGAACATCTATCGCATTGTGCGATTGCATACTTACCTGTAGCGTATGCCATGGTTAGAAGCCTGGTTTGTAGGGAGCTATTCTAAATGAAGCTCGATCTTCGTCCTGTGATAAAGCTCTTTCAAACTCTTCTTCGTACATTTGTTTTAACATAACAACTCTGTCAGGAGCTTTCTTGATTGCAATGTAATATGCAAGTCCAGCTGCAAAACAGGGATAAAATCTAAAAGGCATATCCATGGTGTTAGTCCCGGCATCAGCATCATCCATTCTTACAAGCTTGTTAAAAACTAATACGTCAGTAGAGTTTTCTGGAGCTGGCCATATTTTTAAAATAGGTGTGGTAAGTTTATCTAGAAAAAATTGAGAGGGTCTAGACTTGGTTGATTTGGTTGGAATGTTTAAATATTCACTTCTGCTAATCATAGACATTTGAAGATCTAAATCAGTTCCATCGGTGTTTCTTCTTATTGAACAATCTAATATATCAATCACATTAGCGTTCAATGTGTAATCATTTTGGCCTTCAGTAACTGTTTGGGTTGCTTGTTCTATAGTCCACTGATTAAGACCACGGTTAGCCCATTCAGCAAGCATAAGATTAATAGACCGTCTTGCAGTTTTTAAATCATAACCAGTTCTAAGTTCTAGGCCGCATCTTTCAAATGCTTCCTCTACGAACTCAGCTACGTTTGGTTCAAAGTTTGTGCTGCCTGACAGGGCCATTGCTAATCCTCGTTGTATAAATTATCGAAAACTCGATTTACATCCAATGTATAGTCTAAATCAGATTTAGAGTAATGTATATGTTGAGATGGTCTAAAATCAGGCGCTCCCTCTCCAACCTGAAACCAAGCCGGATGAGTAGCACGAACTCTGTTGTTAGGTAAAGCTACAATATTTCCAGTCCATTCTCCTGCATCAAGTAGCTCTAAAACATGACTGCTTTTATGTTGAGCTGGATGATCTGCTATTTCGCTTTCAGCATAATCAACTGTAAAGTAATATTTTGCTGGAAAAATTTCTCCGTCTATTTTTGCTAACCAAGGACAAGGAGTTGCTCTATTAATAACATAAACTGAATTATGATGCGATGAACAATCCCATGGTTGAGCATCATGTACTGCCATAGGCTCAGGCCATTCTTCAAAAGGAGTATCTCCAACTAAAGCTGTAATAGGCATCCTTGCCCACATAGCTCCACCATGAACTGTATCTTCAGGTTCGCCTTCAGCTTCTACGCCGGTAAATATTAAATGAAAACCCAGGCAACGATTTGGCATAGTGGTAACACCAACAGCCATTGCATGTAAAAATTCACCATGATACTTCTCATGGTTGTGTGTATATTCTCTCCTTACCCAACATTTAAAATGCGGGACATTGCTATATAAATAAGCCAATCTCTTCCTCTAAGAAAATTTAGTTCTCTTCCTTCTATTAGGCATTACTTTACCACAACCTCTAGCAATTCTCCTTACTTCTCCGCCATTTTTTAATCTAACTTTTGCTTTTGGAGTATTTGCTACAACAGTCTTACCTTTCTTTCCTGCTGATTTTTTCTTTTTTGCTGTAGACGATCTTTCTGCTTTTGAAAGACTTTTAGCTTTTGACATTGGCAAACAACGATCTGGATTTTTTTTATCCTTACTTGTACCACAAGGTCCTTTAATAGATCCATCAGATCCTATGCGAACCCAATTTTGATTACGCCATTCCTTTAGCTGGCCCATTATAATACTTGTCTATTTTGACGAGCCTGTCTGCCGCCACCTACAAGACCACCGTCTTTCATTTTTTTTACTTTCTTTTTAGATCCTTTAGCATAGTTTGGATCTTTGCAATATTTAGATGCAGCCATATTTGCATATGCGCTAGGATATGTATCAAAGGTTCTCTTAGCCCAGGCCTTTCCTTTTGGGCATATCTTTCCACCACTTTTTGCTTTAGCCATTTAACATTTCCACCTTCGTCTTGCTTGACGTATTCTTGAGTTAGGATCATTTCTTGTTTTAGCTGAACTACGTTTAAGCTGACCTGCTGATCTTGCACAATAAGATTTACGTCTTTTAGCTGCTGTGCTTCCTTTCTTAACGCTTCCCGTTACTGCTTTTTTGAGCTTAGATCCCGGATTAGCTTTTCGATAAGCTCTAATACCTTTAGCAGTCATACCAGCCCCAGACTTAGTAGGCCTATAGTTAGCGCCTTTGCCCTTGGTTGTTTTGCGTATAGGTTTTGCTTTTCTTTTTACTACCATAATAAAAATGTAGCAGCACTTAACGCACTGCTACAAGAATTTAAGCAGCGTAGTCTTTAATCACAGTTAACACTATTACATACGAATCGCCACTTGCGTGACCAGTCGTAGTCAATTTTATGTCTCCTGTTTTACCCGTTCCTGCTGTGTTTACTATTCCACCAAACTCTGTAAAGTCTTCTGAATCAGTATAGTTTTCGTTTAAGTCCCAGCAAATAGTATCGGTGGTTGCATCCCACAAAAGTTTTGCACTCATACCAAAGGTTGAGTAAACAATTTTTGCAAGACGAACACCAGTACATGCTTTGCCAAAGTTGTTAGGCTGTAAAGCACTAACATCTACTTTTACGACTGCTGACTCACCTGTACCATCAGATGTATTAGTCAACTGAATAATAGCAAGCCTATCACTGTCTAACAGAGTTGTTGAAGTTACTGCATCTGCCATAATTAGCTCCTAAAATTAAGCGTCAGCAAATGGTGTAACTATAGTTCCTGAACCAATTAATAATGAATCGTGAACAAGGTAAGTAGCTGCATCGATAGCTGTAACTCGTACAACACTTCCTGCAATACCACCCTTAGTTGAACCATTCATAGTCATAACATCGTTAGATGCTGCTGGAACAAAAGCTTTCTTAGCTCCATCGTCTACAGCTACTAATACAGCACCTTCAAATTTGTCGGTACCATCAGTTTTAATATCTAAGTCTGTTGCTGCTGTTTCTATTACAAAATAGAAAGAAGCACCAATGTTGTTAGCTTGGTTAGGGTCTGTAGGATCGCTTGGAGTTGCTGATGAGATAGAAGGTAAAGTAAATTTACCATCTGCATCATTACACAACAAGATTTTTCCTGCATGTGCATCTACTGTTAAAGTAGTATCTGCGGTTAAAGAAACAGAGTTATTAACCCCTGCTGAAATAAATCCTGCCAATGATTTGACTGGACCTGAAAAAGTTGATTTAGCCATTATTGTCTCCTAACTAAATATGTTGCCCCATCTTGGAGTAAGTCTGCCGAGTCAGTTGGTGCAACGAGTTACCTCGGTTTAGATAACTATACTACTTTAGGACTCTTGGGGGAAGTGTTCTTTTGATTCTAAAATTAATTCTCTAGAGTCAAACAAAGCTTTATATGATTCTTTTATAATTGGATCTTTGCCAAATTCATCAATCATATCTTTCCCAACCATTTCTATAAGAGATTGAATGGTAATTAATCTACCTTGAATATCTTTAATTTTTTGTTTTGAATCTGCGGACATAACATTTATTCTATCGTTTTTTTGACGAATGTCATATCCTTTAAGCCAGTTTGTAACGTTAATTATTTTTTTTTGAAAATCTGGGAATGTTTCCCAATCCCTTATTTGCTCAACGTTTCTACCACAGCCTTGACATATTTCATCAAAGGGGGCCATGGAGGTTGAGCAGACTCCATTACATGGAGAGTTGGCCAAGCTTATAGATTCATGTAATCCTGTATTCATAAAACCTCACGGGCTTTTCTTGGATTATACACTTATTAACTAAGAATAAACAAACTTTTATATTAAATAAAAAAAAGGGAGCCGAAGCTCCCTTTACCAATGAAATTGGATTTATGCACCTTGTGATGCAAAGACACATCTTGGGTTTGAAAAACCAAAAGAATATCTTTCTCTAGCTTTGAATCTGACGTTGCCAGTATCAAAGTCACCTTCCATAGAAGTTGAAAGAGGAGATCTCTCGAAGTGTTTAAAACCATCAGGACAATCAGTCTTCAAGAACCATGCATCGTTGTCTGTTAAGAAATGGTTAACTGAATAACCTTCTGGGACCATTCCCATGTTCTTAATAGCATTGATGTCATTGTCAGAAGTGCTAACTCTGCCAGGAGTGTTGAGCAATCTATCAGCCACAAATTGTAATTGTGGTGGAATGATCAACTTAGTTCCTTGTAGAGCAAGAATCATGTTTCTGTCATCAACAAAAGTTGAAATAGAAATGATTGCATCTTCTAATGAAGTCTCATTTAAGTCAGTATAAGTGCTTGGTCTGTTTGAGAAAGTACCGCCACCAGTTAATGGGTGAGCTGTACTTACTAGAGCAACACCATCTCCACCAGTAAAGCTGGATGAGAAAGCATTGTTCAATACAGAAGCAGCTTTTACTTGCTTAGTATGTGCCATAGATCTTGCTAGAGCCTTAGTGTATCTAGCGCCTAATCTGTCGTAGAGGTTATCTTCGATAGCTTCTTCAGTAAGTGCAAATGCTAACGCCACAGTCTCGTGAGAGTACCTTGCAGTATAGCCTTCTGAAGCGTTGTCGAATGCGACTCCGTTTCCTTCAGCTTTTACTTGTGCGTTACCGAAACCTACGATTAAGGTTTCTTCTTCAAATGCTCTATCTGATGACTCAGTGTCGTAGATTTCCGCATGTTCGTTTTCATAACGATTATACTCCATCCCAAACAAGGCGTTTAGACCGGGTTCTAGCTCTTTAGCTAATTGTGAACGATTAATAGCCATTATTAAACTCCAGTTGTTTGAGCATAGAAGTGCTCGTTAATTTTGACTATCATGTTGACGTTTGCTGATTGAGAACCAGTACCTAAAGTATTATTCTCAGGATCGCCTGAAAACCCAACTATTCTTAGTTGAGCTGAAGTTGCAGCAGTGGTTCCACTGATTTCAACGCCAGATTGTCCATCTGATGTTGAGCCAGCAGCATAAACGAT